AGATAAAACCACTCACAAATCCACCTATGGCCCCAACAGCCGCCAGAAAAACGCCTCGAATCACATTCCACACGCCGGTAAACATGGTCACGATGCCCTGCCAGATCGTACCCAGATCAGCCCCTAATTTGCTGAAATTTCCTGTCACAAGATCGAGCAGAAGCGTCATACTCCCAGAGACAATCTGAACAATTCCGCTGAAAATCTGAACGACCCCACCGATAGCAATAGCTAGGCCAGAAATAAGCCCTGCTATCCCCTTGACGACACCCGCGATGGCCCCAACAAGCAAAACCAGCGCAACGACCACGACACCCAAGATAATTGCACCGATTACCTGAAATACAGGCATGAGAGGCTGAAGAGAGGCCCAGAGTTGAGTAAGCGCTGGTAAAAGCTGAGTTTGCCATACTTGCACCAATTGCGCCCAAACAGGAGCGAATGTTGAGACCAGGAACGCCCCAATTTGTACAAGCACAGGCCACACGACATTCCACACCCCAGACATGAACTGAATGGCAGTGTTGACCCCACGAACAGCAACCGCGATCCCTGAGAAGGCAGAGGCAAGCATACCAGCCCCTTGAGAGACGCCTTTGTCGGTAAACATACCCTTGAGCTTGTCTATCAGGGGTTGCAGCACAGGCCCGAGAATCTTTGAAATGGTTGAGCCAAGATCCTGAAATGACTTGATCATTTCCTGAAAGCCCTGGCTCTTGAAAGCCTCTCCCAACTTTGCCCCGATCTGACCAATTCTCGATAGGACATCACCTATTGCCTTACCGGCACCAGCGGCAAAATCTTGAAACGATTTCGACGAAACCAGATTGCCAAGTTGCAGGAGGTTCCCTTTCGCCATATTAAATAGCGGACCGGTAAAAGCCCTCAGAGCAGCCCCGGCATTATCTTGCAGGGTACTCATCAGGCCATTGAAGGTTGTCGCCTGAGCATTCATTCCACCGCCAAACATCCCATGCATGCCCTTTGTGAGCGCATCAATAGCGGTTTGAGCAGGGATCAAACCTTTACTGGAGAGATCTTGTACTTCTGGGATCGTCAGGTGCATCGCTTGGGCGAGGAACTTCCATGCGGGAATACCTTGCGAGGCGAGTTGCATCATGTCGCCTGCGTTGGCTTTTCCGGCTGCCTTCATTTGGCCGAAGACCGTAACAACGCTGTCGATATCCGCGCTACCCTTACCCATAGCACTCATCGCATCGCCGATATCAGTTAAGGTAGGGAGAACCTCTTTTGCCGAGAAGCCAAAGGCAAGCATATGTTGTGCATTGACAGCCAGTTCAGGGAATTCAAACGGGGTACTTGCGGCAAAAGCGTTGAGATCCTTCATGAAGTTTTGAGTCGCCTTACCTTTGCCCAGCAGCGTCTCGAATCCAACTGTGACTTGCTCCATAGAGGCGTTTGGGGTTAGCAGCGCAGAACCGAGACCAATGGCAGCCTGTCCGAGCATCTGCACGCCAAAGACCGTCTGCCCAACCTTTGCGCCAAAGTCGATCATGCCGCCAATAGCACCTGAGATTCCACCTCCAATGCCCTTCAAACCTGAAAGTAAGCCGCCAGAGTGTGATGACAGCTTTTCAGTTGCGCTTGCGGCCTTCTCTTCTTCTTCTGCCATTTGAGAAGCCGCCACGCCTGCCTGTCTCTCTTCTTCCTCCAATTGTTGGATCTTCACACGGGCATCCTGAGCTTTCGCTTCCAGCAATGTAAGGCTGGCCTCTGCCTCTGGAATGCCCTTCACTGCTTGCCCAGCATCGGCGGCATTTTGCAAGGTTTGGAGTTTCTCTCTGGCTTCAGTGACTTTCGCTTCGAGGAGTGTCAGGTTAGCCTTCGCGACATCCACACCTGAGATGGTCTTGCTCAGATCGGCGGCACCTGACATCTGCTTCAAAGCAGCCGTCGCCTGTGTTGTCGCATCGGACACGCTGGCTATGGTGCTTTTCGCTTGTGATACACCACTTGTCAGGCTACTGAGATCAACGGCATACTTGACCGTCATTCCCGCTAGCAAACCATCTCCCACTGCTACTTATCTCCTCGCATTGTTCTCTGCTTCTCGTCTCGCTTCTTCCATCCTAGCCTCCATGCGCTCCTCTTCCAGTTCGTAGAAGGCCATCCAGTTCGTGAATTCCTGACTCCCCATCTTGTCCATCAGTTCGCGAACAGTTAGACCGCCTCCTAACTCCCTTGTGAGGAAGAAGGCGAAATATGCGCGGTTGTTGGACTCAAAGTTTTTTTTGCTCTCTCCAGCGCCTCCTGACTTGTCCCTGAGAGATCGGAAATCAGCATTGCAATGGGCATCAGGACTGTCAGACCGAAGCCTGCCACACCTTCAATATCTCCATCCGAAAAGACACGCTCCTTTGTGTCTCTCATGACCAAGCCATTGCAGACCAACCCTGCCATCTGCAAAACATCAACGGTATTGCCATCTGGCCCCTTTGAGAGCGCATCAACCGTCGATACGACCGTGCCTGTCAATTCCAATAATCCAAGCTTGTCGTCAAGCTCTGGCACGCCTGGGATAGAACCTTCAAAGTCCTGATATGCCAATTTGCGCTGAAATAGGAGCGCTCTCGCCTCTGCTGCATGCATATGTGTTTCGTAGTCCTCTTCTATGGTTAGGCTGTAAAGAACTCGTCTGTAATCTGCAATGATATGTCTTGGGCTATAGCCTTTTTCGGATCAAATTTGATATCCAGGTCCGATGCATAAGCAAAGCCATCGTAATGATTGCCAGTGCTGAGAGTAAAGCTGGCCGCGATCAGATCACGCGATTGCAAGCTTTGAGTACGTGCGATGCTTGCCCAGAAGGTGTTCAGTTTGAGCGTTCCAGTGAGCAAGGTAGGAATAAACGACTTCGCCCCGGCAGCGTTGAACACGGTCGTTTCGTCCATGTCCATCTTCGCTGAGAAGTCAGCACTCGCCGCCTCTGCCAACGTCGCTACGACAAAATACGCGCCACTGTGGAGCCTGACCTGAGCGCCTGGCTGCTGAGCGACGGCAAACACAACACGTGCATTGCAGCGATAGAGCGTAAAACCACTGCTAATCGTTGCCCATGACGCCCCTGCTTGCAGACGTGTGATCGAGACGCTTGGTGATGTCCCGCCTGTCAGACCTGCCCCATTAGCAGTTATCAGGCTTTCAGCAGTTTTCGCCATCGTGCCGGTGAATTGCACAACAAATGGCGTTCCCGGTCCAGGTCCACCCGTTACCAGTGCGTTACCGCTGCCAATACTGGAAAGCGCCTGAAGGCGTGTCTGCACCGTCGATGCACTGGCATTAAAGGCAATCGTGGAGGTGGTTTGCGCTCCAAACGTCAAGGTAAACGTGCCTCCCGTTGGCGTGCCTGTAATGCTGATTTGCTGCACCTCGTCATACTGAGCCTGCACGGTCGTTGTCGTGGCGCGATCTAGAAAACGCTTCGTCTGATCGGTGATCGTGAACGTGGTCAAGTCGCTGCTGCTCATCGCCTCATCCGTGAGAGCCACAGACGGCTGTGAGGTCAGGTAAATGACGCTGTTATATGCGGCTGTCGCGCCCATCGTGTGGCCTCCCTTCTATCATCAAGCGACAGTGCATGCCCCAGTGACTTGCATTGTGAAATCCACCTGAACTTGGTTCTTTGGATCGCCCTTAATGCCGTAGTCGCTGATATATGCCGTATAGGTGTACGTGTTCGTGCCGTTAGGAGAGACGATCACCGTCACGGTAGTGCGTGCGAAGAAAGCCGCCTCCAGAAGCGCCTGACCATTAGTGTCAGTCTTTGCTGCCCATGAGCCGCTAGCCTTCACCTGCATACCAAACAGCGTTGGTATGTATGTTTTCGTGCCTACAGCCGCGCCACCTGAGCCTGAGAATGCCGTTGTTTCGGCCATGTCCATCTTAAAAGGGAGATCATAGGTCATAATGTCATTGATGGCGTTGGAGCCAATTTTCAAAGTACTGGGATATGCAGCTATTGCCATTTTAATTCCCTCCTAACCTAATCACCTGTTACTCCTGGGTGAAGCATCTATACCTGACCGGCATGTGCCTCAACGATTTTTCACCCGGATCGTTCATCGTGTTTGAGAAGTCATAGAGCGTATACACGTGGCTCTGAGATGCCAGCGAGAGTATTTTTTGATCCAACAGATAGTTCATCCTTGCCAGGATCGAATAACACTCTTTAAAGCCTGTAGCATCAGACCAGATATGCAGCGTCAACGTTGCCTCGTAGCCTCTCCTGCCAAATGCATTCATCGGGCCTTCCGTGCTGTCGCCAATCGCCACGTATGGAAATGGCTGATTCTCTGGTACAGCGGCGATATCGAACACTCCGGTTAGCGTACCCATCAGAGTGCTATCTCCGGTAAGAGCGCTGTATATGGCGGTCTGAAGTTCTCCCAGGCTTGTTTGCGTTTGCGTCATAGGCTCTCTAACTCCTCAAGGAGATGACGGCGTGCGATCTCGAACGCGGGATGGAGAAAAGGGCGTGGCTTCATGTATTTTGTGCCTTCTTCCACGAAACTCGCGTACTCGACATTCGTGCTTACTGTGCAACTGAGATACCCAGGCGTGTACATAATCGAGGAGCGTAACCGACCACCCTTGTAACCAGGAATACCAGTACTCTCAGGCGTCCCGACTGGACACGCCTTCTTTGCCTCTGCCTGACATTCAATCCCGGCGGCCTGGACCTCCACGTTTGCTGCTGCCTCGATATCAGCTAGTTGCCTGTCCAGGATCTTGAAAACTGCTGACATACCATCGATCTCACACTCAACGGTCATGCTGGCTCACCTTTCGTCTCCATGCGATCTATGACAGGATTGGAGCGCGGCACTCCTCCATACCTGATGCGCCGAACAATCTTCTCCATATGTGCCTCGATCTCTTCGCGGATCAGATTGCGGATGAACTCTTCAGCATCTTGAGCGACTTCAAGCGTAACCTGAACTTTTTGCTCTCGCTTCATCATCGATGATTGCCTCCTATTGCCTGAAGTTCCTCACATTTGAGTTCAAGCGTCGTATTTGCCTCGCTCACGCTTAGCACACTCCTGATCTCGAAAATGCGATTACCATACACGACACGCATGCTGGCATTGATGTTCTGTGTGCGCCTGTAGCGGATAAAGATCCGATAGTTGACGCCTGGATAGAGTTGTTGCGCGGTGAATTGCTCGTAACCGCTGAGAGGCTTGATAGCAGCAGGAATATGAGCGCAACCGGGAACCGTTGTCCAGGTTGGATTGCTCAGTCCTCCCATGCCATCACTGCTCCCTGATCGCTGCTCAATACGTACTATGCGGTTCAGGTCGCTGGCTGTTGCCACAAGCGGTTTACGAGCCATTTCTACCTCGATCAGCGATAAATCACGGTATAGTCACCGGCTGTCGTGCCACCGCTAGTGATGGTCAGGCCAGTCGAGAAAGCGCAATCGTAGAAAAAGGAAAAATTCACGGACGCGGTAACAGTGATCGTGCCGATCTTCGTGCCAGTGGCAGAGGTGTTGTCGTAAATCGTCAGAGTGTCACTGGAACCGGGTTTGTTGATGATAATGCCGTGAAGGTGTCCTGAGCTACTCTTGACCACCGTATCCGTCTTCGTGGTGATGTTGGCGTAACTGTAGGATGTGCTTTTTGTATTGATCGAACCATCAGAGTTGATTGTAAGCGTCTGCGTCGTGGTAGTTGCGTCCTGTATTGAGACGTTCCCCTGTGCTGGAGGCGCAATTGCTGTCATAGTTGCCCTTCCCTTCTATCCTCTTATAAAATCCAGGTCTTGTTGCCTAATAAGGCATCTGTAATTTCAGCAGGCATAGCCTCGCCAAGTCGGTTCTCATATTTCCATGCGATGAACTGCATAAGCGCTAATTTCAAATCTGCCGGTAACACCGTGTAGCCAACTGAGCAGGTCAAACGGTACTGGTACGCTGGAGGTGGATACTGGAGATACACCAGTCCAGGCGTCGGTAGCGTGTCCACTGTGTAGTTGTTTACGCCGTCTACCGTTGCAGGCCAGGTCTGCCATGCATTGAATACCGTCGTGCGGTACTCAAACAGCGAAACATCCACCAACGGAGCCATAGGTATTGTCAGTATGAATGGAGCAGGGCTAAACGGGTTGGCTCCAAGCGACTCGTTGTACTGGTAAAAATCCTGCTCAAACAGTAAGCTCGCGCCGCTCAGCGTGTTACCGTTGACTTGTGGCATCGTGAATTGACATTGGATAGTTTGCGGCGCAAAAGCTTTGCCGGTGGTCTGCTCTGCAATCATCCTGCATTGCGTGACAAGAGCAGACAGCACCATATCGTCGTCGGTGAAGTCCACTCTCAGGTATGAGCCTACACTCGCAGACCTGAGATCTGAGAGCGAAACAGGCTCCACGCTGGGAGGGATCGACACCGTAAAATCGACGCGCAAACTATCCATTCAACACTCCTATGCAGCCGGGAAAATGTTTGGTGCAAACAGCAGGCCAAGTACGCCGTATACCGCTCCGGTCGTTGTACCGCTGGTGGTGGTACGCACGCGGACGTAGCGTGAACGACCAATGTAATCGATGCGCTGCACTGTGGCTGTGCCAGAACTGGTGATGCTAGTGAAGGCTGAAGCTCCCAACAGATCAGCAGCCGCGACGGTTCCCCATGTCGAGTTGTCGTCGCTCTCTTCGATGATGAAGTTGTGAGTGCCGTCCGTCCACGCGCCCGGCGAAACCATCAGCGTGAGAGATGCATAGCCTTGATTGCGGGCACGATCTACAGCGGTTCCCGTCGCTGTACTCGTTCGCGCCGCTGGTTGCAAGATCTGAAGCGGGTAAAAGTATTTAGAAGGGTTTTTTGAAATCACCCCAGGAAAAGAAGCCATGTTGTTTATCTCCTTCTGGTACTGGCTACTGAATAACCAGCTTGGTGATAGCCTCTGGCAGCACGACCTTACCGCCAACACGCATACGCGCGAGATAGGCAACCTGATTCTGAATGGCAAACAGTTCTTTGAGGGTCTGGAAGGTCAGTCCCACCCTGTCAACGATCTGATAGCCTTGTTTGAAATCGCCAAACAATATCGGCACATCTCCGCTCGTGTACGTGACCTGACCAGCAGCGGGATCAGTCATATCAGGCATTTCCACAATGGGGCGGCCATATAATGTCTCGACGAATTCCTGACCAAACATCTGCCAGAGAGGTCTGTTCTGGCTGTCTTTGAACAGGCGAAGCACGCCAATGGTGTTGTTGGTCAT